ATCTCTTCCGCCCGCTTGCCTTCCGCCTTCAGCCTGACGATCTCCGCCGTCTTTTTCCGCGCCGTCGGCGCACGTCCCTTGTAGGCACCTTGCGCCTTCGCCCGCGCGATCCCTTCGCGCTGCCGTTCAAGCATCAATTCCCGCTCAAACTCGGCGATCGATCCCATCAGATTCAACATCAGCTTGCCGGTGGGCGTTGCCGTGTCGAGATTGAGCGAAAGAATGCGCAGCTCCACGTCCTTTTCCTTCAGCTTCGCCAGGATCGCCATCAGGTCGGCCATCGACCGCGCCAAGCGATCGAGCTTCGTCACCACCAGCGTATCGCCGTCGCGAACAAATTCGAGGCACCGCGCCAGCTCCGGCCGTTTCGTGTCCACCGACGAAATCTGTTCGTTGAATATGCGCGTGCAGCCGGCCGCCTTCAGGTCGCGAACCTGCGCCTCGAGGCCCGCCACCTGTTCCACCGTGGAGGTGCGGGCATAGCCGATGATCGCCGTTGTCATTTTGGTCCCCATCGTCTCACTAGCTTCGTTGTCTATGTAAGATTCTCAGTCTCATTATTCAAGCCCTATTTGTGTGAGATTCATTTGCCATGCTTCCACCCGTCTCACATAAGCAGGCCCTATTGGTACATTTCTGTGGGGGATAGCCGTCACAAGTCTACAATGCGCCAAAGGCAAGCGCGCGAGTTGCCTCGAACGTTTTGATGCCGCCTTGTACTGCAAGACTATGGTTCTGCCACGCATACGACGGTCTCAATCTTCCAGCTCGTAAAGGCGAAACGCGTTGTAGACGAGCCAAGGATTTCTCGAATCCGGATCAGACGCCGGGCTTGCAAGAAAGGGCCTGCTCATCGCCGCATATCGGACCGAATCCGCGGCATGATCCTCACCGTCGGTGTCGACGTCCTCAATATTGTTCGCATCATGCTGAAGCATCGGCAGCGTGCGGATGATGGCGCGGCAATGATCCATGAAATAGATCATCGCGTGGCCATCAGCGTTGCCCTTCAGGCGACCCCTCAGCTCCGTCCAGCCGCCCATCCGCTTGTCGTGGCTGACCCGCCGGTTGTCGGCCCGCCTGAATATGGCGCCGTGGCGCATCAGCGTCTCGGCGATGGAAGGGCCGGCGATCACCGCGAATGCGGCCGGATCAAGGACGCCGTAGGTTATTTGCTCGGGGCGGCCGTTGAACGTTTCCCGCTCAAAGATCCCTCGTGCCACCTCCTCAGCTGTCAGCTTCAGTCCCACGTTCGGCTTGCCCGGCTGCATGCCATAGTATTCGCGGTAGCAGATCAGCGCGCCGCGCGGGATCAGCCGCCCGTCATGCGCGGTGTCCTCCTGACACACGGCCCACCAGTGTACGCAAAACGGCCGCGCCGAGCCCCAGTCCATCGACCGGAACTTGATCCAGCCGCTCGGGATCGGAAATGGCGCAATCACGTGGCGCGCGTTCGAAAACTCGGGGAAGTAGCTCCCCTCCGTGACGCTCCAGTCTCCGTCGAGCCACGCGCGAACACGTTCCGGCGAGCCCACGCTCTTCAGGCGATCGATGTAGCGTGGATCGGCATCGAGCAAGGCCGGATTGTCACTGACCTTGGCGGGAATGAAGACGCGCGTCAGGCCTGTGTCGGGGTCCAGGATGACGTTGTAGGGACCGTTGTCGACGAACATCGACTTGACGGCGAAATGCGACGGCCCGCCGGGATTGCAGCTTACCTTGAGCTGCCCACGGATGCCCTTCGCAGATCGGAGCGTTGCCAGCAGCGCCAGGATCGGATCCAGTGAGTTGAGCTGTGTCAGCTCGTCGAAATAGACGCGGGTAAGGCTCCAGCCCTGGAAGTTGGCTGCGTCGCTTTCGTTCTCCAGATAGGCGCAGACCAGCTTCGCGCCGCTGGCAAAGCGAAACGTGTTGCCCTTCTCCATATATCGCGCCGCAGTGCCATACATCCGCGATGCCAGGTCGATAAAGTCCTTCAGGTCCTCGCGGGTTTTGCGCAGCATCAGGCCTCTTGCGTCCGGACCGTAGCGCTCGGCGTGAAGGAAGAAATCGAGCGCCATTCCCCAGGATTTTCCGCCTCCGCGAGCTCCACCAAAACAGACGATGTCGACGCTGGTGCATTCGACGAACGCGGCCTGCGGTCCCTTCTGCGGCTTGACGATCTGGACGGCGCCATCGGGGTTCATCGCTGGTACTCGATGACGTTGCCGCCGTACTTCTTCGTCCAGTCGTCGATCGACATTTCGGCGGGAGCGTCCGGATCGGCCACCGGCTTGCGGATCTCCGCGCGTAGCTCCTGCCTGTCGACGATAAGCCCAAAGAGCTTTGCCTTTCCCATCGATGCCGCCACGCAGGCAGCCGCCTGGTTGTTTGCGAAAGCAAGTTCGTAGGCCGCGTCGAGCTCAGCGGCGATCGCCTCGGCGGTAACGACAGTCTTCGCGGCCGCTTCTCTCTGGAGCTCTGCGACCCGAATTTTCACGTTAGCGTTTGTTAGCAGCCTTGAAGCATCTGCCCGAATCGCGCTGTCAGCCTTGGCCGCGTACCCCGCAGCTCGATATGCAGCCGTCGCATTCATGCCCTCCGCAACGAGGTTCTGGACGAAGCGTTCCTGTCTGGCGTTGAGCGACATAGTGGTATTATGATACCGCACATTCGAGCTGCGCGCCACGCCCTCAGGCGGAAGCAATGCGGTCATGAACTCCTCCTTCACGTGAGTTCTCCCCAACTTGGTCCTGCCGCGGCATCGACCAGTCCGTCGATCGGTGCTTCCGGGAAAAGACTCGCGAAGGCCGCCATCATCGCCTGAACCGTCCGTGCCTTGATCTCCGGGACGAGTGTAGTCGGGCACTCGATCACCAGCTCGTCGTGGACGGTGGCGATCAGCTTGGCGGATGAATGCTCGAGCGCGCGGTGTGTATTGAGCAGGGCGAGCAACATCACTTCGGCAGCCGAGCCCTGAACCGGGAAGTTCAGGCACAAGGGCTTCGAGAACCCCGCCAAAACGTCATCGCGGAACGGAATGTCCTCCGGCAACGTCTCCGGGTCGAGCGCCCCCCACGACCAGTACCAGCGCCGTCCCAGCCTGGTTTCGGCATAACCGTTGCGGCGGGAATTGGACGCGTGCAGCCTCTGCCAGTGTCCGACGTCGTGGAAAGTGGCGAGCCATGCCTGGCGGATCGCGTCGGCGTCGGCGATGGAGATTTCCGGACGATCGCCGCGCAGGCGCTTGTAGAAGGCTTCGAGTCCCATGCCGAAGGCAAGCGAGAAGTTCGCCGCCTTGGCGTTCGAGCGGAGCTGGTCGTGCTCCTCCTTCACCGCGTCGGCGGGCAGCGCGTACATGGCCTTTGCAGTCAGCCAATGGATGTCCTGCCCGGTACGGAACATCTGGTCGAGGGTCGTCTCTTCGTCCCGTCCGGTGAGCCTGGCGAGATCCTTGCGCACGACCTGCGCCAGGATCCTGAGCTCGATCTGGCTGAAGTCGCAGGAAATGATGCTCGACCAGGACGGCGCCCTGAAGATCGAGCGGAACGCCCTGTTGCGCGCCGGCTGCTGCTGGATGTTGGGCTGCGCGCAGGAGAACCGCCGGCGATCGTCGAGCCGATCCGGAAAGACGGGTGCAGCCGGCCGGTGACCGGGTTCAGGCGCTCGAGCAGGCCCTCGCCGAAGGTCGAGGCCAGCATCTTGGTCTCGCGCAGCGCCAGGAGCTCGGCGATTCCGGGCAGGTGCCGGTTCAGCTTGAGGACGAGCTTGGCGGTCGAAAGCTTGCCGGTCGGCGTTGTCGGCCAGGTCTCGCGGTCGACGGCCGGCAGGGCCGCGTCGAGATGCTCCTGCAGGCCGGAGACGGTTTCGAGATCACGGCCGCCCGATACGGCGTTGAGCGCGTCGCGGAGGATCGGCAACCTGTCGTTCCATTCGGCGATCTGCGCCCGGTGCCGATCGCGATCGAGCGGGATGCCGGCGCGCTCCATGGCACAGACCGGGACGACGCAAGCGCCCATCAAACGGCGCACCTGTCCGCCTTTCCTTGAAAGCACCTGTTCCTGCCTTGCGTGAATCAGGAAGGTGACGACGCTGTCGAGGGCGGAATAGAGCAACTGCGCACGGGTCAACGTCTCGGCGCCCCAGTCCGAAACCGCCAGATCCTTCGGCAGCGCAAGACCGAGCAGGTCGCGGGCGACACTCTTGAGGGAGACCGATTGCCCGACCAATCCATCCGTGAGCGCGGCAACGCGCAGCACGTCGACGATATCGGCGGGGGCGGCACCGGCCTCGTCCATGAGCCGACGGACGTCGAAGGTGGCGTTCGCGGCAATGAGAGGCTTCGTCCAGAGCGGCGCGAGCACGTCCCAGGGGATCCTGTAGAGATCGAACACGATCGCGCCGGCATCCGTGCCGCCGAAGACCGAGACGAGCCTGACGCGGCTTCTGTGGGGATCCAGAGCCAATCCAGCCGCGCCCGTCGTCGGTTGCCGCTTTCGCAATGTCCCGGCCTTGGTGAAGGCGATCGGGATCGGCTGGCGGTAACAGGGGAGCGGCGCGGTCTCGACGTCGAAGGCTAGCGATTCGGCTCGCATCAGTTCGGCGACGACGTCGATCGCCTCGCTCTCGTCGACGATATAGCGGACCCGGCCGGCATGTTGTCTCAGAAGTGCGACGACGGCCTTACCATCCTCTTCCGAGATGCGCGGCAGACATAGGGATTCCAGTTCAGGCAGGAGTTCGGCAGGACAGCTGTTGTCCGTGACCAGCGTGTTGCCGTCGCGGTGGATCGCCGGTCCTGCGGCCAGCAGCTTGCGGAGCGGGCGGGAAACGGAGCTTGTCGCGGTCATGGTCAGATCCAGTGTAGGGTCGGCGGGCCGCAGTAGGCGCGATCGAACACGAACCACGCATGCCCCTCTTTCGGAGACGCCTTCTTGCCGGTCCAGCCGAATCGGTGCATCCGCTCCAGGCGTTTGCGGAAGATCAGCACGCGCTTGAGTGTGCCGCCCTCGAGGACGTCGCTGCGCATCGACGTTGATTCCAGCCAGGACAACCGTTGCAAGATGACGACGATCGGAGCGAGCTTCAGGCCGTGCCGGACAAAGTCGGCGGCTTTCGAGAAGGGCGGATTGGTGACGACTCCTTCGATTCCAGCGGGCGCCTCTATCACGGTCAGGAAGTCCTGGACGAAATCCTGCTCGCCGTAGGAGCGGAGGTCACTCGCGACGACAATGCGCCCCGCGGCCTTGAGGACGCTGACGATGGCGCCATAACCGCACGCCGGTTCCCAGAGCCGGAGTGGCAGCGATTCCGCCTGGAGCAGCGACTCGGTAGCGCGGGCCGGCGTCTCGTGCAGTTCATCGCCGCTTTCCGCCCGAGCGAGGCCAGCAAGCTTTCTGCGGTGCCGGCGTTGGCGCTCGGCAGCTGTCATAGCCTTTCGGTTTAGCGGCGGCCTTCCGAGTTTCGTGACATTTTTTGTCACTGAATTATTTTTCGCGGTCATGGCGCTACGCCCTGAGGCTTTCGGTGGAGTAGCCAAAGTAGCCGGAGTAGCCACCCCTCCATTCGTGATGAACGAACTTAAGGCATGCAAGAATGGACCCATGGCTACTCCGGCTACTTTGGCTACTCTTCACGAACATGGATCGGTTTCCCTTTCGACATCGCGATAAGGTTGTGTTCAGCAAGAATGCGTAGAATCGGAGTGAGCACGGCCGCTGACCGCAGCCGTCTCGGAGCGGCATGCCGTAGAAGCTGTTGTCTCGTCCGGTATTCCGGATGCTCGCGCAGCCATTTCCGAAGCGCGATCGCGTCAACAATGTCCGGTCGCAATATCCCGGTCTCGTGGATCCGCAGCGCCTCGTTGAGATACCAGCGCGCAACGGTGATGGCGTTGCGCATCACCTTCGCGGTGACGGTCGTGGCTCCCGGCTTGTCGTAGAGCATCAGGACTCCGGCGAGCCGGCCCGCCATCTCGGCACTCTTTCCTGCCACATCCGTAAGCTCGGCATAGATGGCGTCCGGCCTCTGCGCCCGTTCGATCTCGTTGCTGTAGGCGCGCCACAGCTTGCGGCCTTCAGGCTCGACCTGAAGCGGTTTCCCGAGGTCCAGCTCGTCCGACGTGTAGCAAGAAACCAGCTTGTGGATGCGCTGCCGGAACTCTTCCTCGGCCGGCGTCGCAACCGCTTCCTCGTCATCGTCGCTCTGGTCGTCCCGGAAGCCGATCCGGGATGGCGGCCAGGCGATCAGCAGTCGTGACAGGAATCCCTGTTGCCGCAGCACCTGGTCGCCGAGCAACTCCGGGACGAAGTTGGGCTGGATCATGAAGTGCACAACGAGCCGCTTCTCACCGGCGATCAGCACACCGTCGCCAGCCCTGACCTTGGTCATCATTTCGCAGTCCCACAGCGAACAGAGCGTAGCGACGGTCCGCAGCCTCATGTCCCGCGTCATCGCTGCACCGGACACGAACAAGCCTCCTTCGCTGGTCGTCAGCGCCTGCACTGCGCGAAAGGTCCTGCGTGCCCATTCCTTGACCACGCCTTCGACCGTCATGTCCGCCGATGCGAGAACCGGATGCAGCAACGGCGCTGGTTCCGGACCGAGAGCCTCAAGCTTTTGCAGCTTGGCTTTGCCGTCGAGCTTCTTGTCCTTCAGGATCGCGTTTTCCGCCGCGGCGTAGATACGCACCTCGTCCTTGTGGCGCTTCGCCTGCAGATTTTGCTCCTTCGCCAGTTCAGCGACCCGATCCTTGACGCCACGGATAGCCCGCCGATCGGCCGAGGACTTGCGTTCGCTCGAGCGGGCGATCGTCACGAAGAACAACGCCAATCCGGTCACCCCGATCTTCGGCAGATCGATATCGGCGATTCCCGCAGTCGCGAGGGTAGCGGTCATCAGGACGCTCTGCGCTGCCAGACCGGGATCACATCCCACCGCCTCGGCAATGCCCTCGACGACAGCCCGCAGCGATCCCAGCGCCTCCAGCGGATAGGGTTCCGCGGGACGTGGTTCGGGACAAAGCGGGAGCGCTTCTTCCTCGAACATGGAACCGTCTTCCTCGTCACCGGGCTCGCTGTCCCTATCTTC